GACAGCAGGTCTTTACTAAGTGTTTTAATAGTTTCAAGATTTATTCCATCACCCTGAATCACCCGAACACTTGGATGCAAAACCTTGTATCCATGTGAGTTTAAGGTAAAACCAAACTTCTCACCTAGTGCATCAATTACATCAAGTGGAATTTTTGTTGGGTCACCACTATCAGGACGAACTACCACAGTTGCACCACTGTTGACTACTGTCTGCTTTAATTGATCACCCCAGATATTATTAACTGCATTCATAAGATCATAACTATCGCTTACAACAGCAACCAGACTTCCAGGTTTTCCGAACTTGTTGACCATATTTGCGTATGCATCTGCTTCGTGAGAACGACCCCAACTTGTAATGGTACTGTGTTCAGCAGCAGGAATACTGAAACCAGCCATTTTAGCATTATAATACTTATTTGCATACCAAACGCCGGTCACAGTGTCAGATCCCATGAAGTTTACAAGATGGGCTGCACCTCCAATACCAGCACTTTCAAGACTGCTAACTCCACGCGCCCCAAAATCATGCAGCTTAAAGCCGATTTGTCCTTTCGGATCATCGCTGCTCTTATAAAGCGCGCTAAGGATTTCCTGTTTGGCATGCCAGCTAAGAGTGGCTACAGTAGTTGGGTACCAAACTGCACGAAGAAGCGCTGTTTCCACATAGCTGGTCAACCAAAAACATTTGGGGTCAGTATTTTCCACCGTGACCAGCACATTATGTGTGGGAATAATGGAACCTTCTGCTACCGCCTTGATATGAATTGGCAGGAAACCATTGTGATGCTTCAGAATGTGTTCCCAACCATGACGGTTAAAAGGTTCTCCATGAACTTGATAAAACTCCTCAGCCTCATCAATCATTTCACGGGTGATAGGGTTCATTAAATATTTTTTAATGAAAATCTGCAGCCCAAAGAAAACTGTGCGGTCAAATTTACCGCCACGACTTTCAATGTAGCTATATACATGTGAAGTATTTGCAGGATATTGATTAAAATGACTCACTTTATATGAGTCAACGTCTAAAATTAAATTATATGTCATAACAAATCTCCTTTGTTTTTAATATAGCAAAGTCTATCTTTGCTATTGTTAGTTTATCATGTTATTAGTGTGTTGTAAGCCTCAAAGTATCAACCATTCTCTACTAATTTTTGGATATTGAAACTGTAGGATTTCTTTCCTTTCAAGAAAAAATTCATTTTTAATGTTAGATTCCTCATCAATCCACCAAGAATTTTCTGCAAGGAAAAAGCTTTCATTTGCATTCTTATCTTTTACAACAATTTTGATTTCCTGTGTACCACAGCAATCGGCATCCCAAACAAACATATTTTCTGAAAAATGTTGATGAAGCCATCTAAATAGATTGTCCGTTTCAAATGTTTTCCATTTTTTGGAATAAATCATTTTATCTGTGAAAAATTCATATTTTTCCATGGCTTCACTCATTCTGATCGTTACTTGAAATTAATTCAAACTTGGCAGAATTTTCAGCCATTTTAATGGCTTCAATCTCTTTTCTAAGAGAATGTCTTACTGCATCATCCAGAGCTTTGTTACCACTATATGTCTGTTGAGATTTAATTAGCATTTCATGCTTTTCCAGCAGTGCACTTTGAAAGATCAAATCAAACGCATATTGCTTAGCTGCGGCAAGTACAAGATTATCTTCTAAACCAGAGACATGAGATGTTACATCAAGCTCAAATGTTACCCTTAACTTATTTTCCATAATTAAATCCTTCCCAGCATGTTTTGAATAATTGCAAAATGATCTTCAAAGAAATCAGACGCATACAAGTCAGTTAATGGGATCCAGGTTGCTTTGGCAGCATCGTCACCTCCCTTTACACGGGGCAATGTGAGGTCATCCTTAAGTTTAATCAAACTAACATGCGTAATTGTTCGACCACGAGCACTGCGGTAAGGATCATCAAAAACTTCACGAGCAACAATACTTCCACGCAGAACAGGGTCTGGAACTTTAATCCCAGTTTCTTCTCGTAGTTCTCTTATAACTGCGTCGGCAATTCTTTCGTCTTGATTTACAAATCCACCGGGTAACGCCCACTGCCCAAGCCCAGGCTGAGCCCCCCTTTTGACAAGGAGTATATGGCCTGACTGCACAACAACCGCATCAACTGTTACAAATGTAGGCGGATAAGGACTGTTAGCCCACGCAGACTTATATTTCACGATGAATTCATATTCATCTTTGATTTTATTATATGAATACTCATCCATAAATCTTTTTAAGAAATTTTTAACCTGCTTGGGCACTAGACTTTGTGCGTCGTTTATCCACATATGACCAATATTACTAAAATAACTAGCACGAATATCTGTGCTGTTGATGTTTTTGTAGTTTGGGGAGTCAACAGATTCCCATTGTGGGAACATTTTAAGGTAATAACTGGTAGAATCTTTTTTATGTCCAATCAAGCATACTGGCTTATTATTTAAATCCCCTTGATATCTACTTACAATTTCTTGAACCTCTGTAATCCAGTGGCTATCGTTGTAATTAGAATCTGAAAGTGGCTCAACATAAACGCGGTCGTTTCCCTTAAATACATCAAGTATCATGGAACTACGTTCCCATAACAGAAATGGATTTCTATGGCACCGAGGACTGTCGGAACTTCCTACTAATACAAGAACTGAATCAGCAACTTCAAGTCCATGCTTGATAATTGACTCATGTCCAAGATGAAATGGTTGAAATCTGCCGATAAAGACGGCTAATCCATAAACTTTTGCCATTGATAACTCCTATCGCGGCGTATTAAAAACAAAGTCTATCTTTGTCTATCCTATTTATACCTTGTATTCAAAAAATTGTCAAGCTTATTTTATGTCATCAATTTTTTTATTTAAATCTTTTATTGCTTCAATTAGGTATGCAATTATTCCATCATAATTCACAAGTTTAAGATTTGTCCCGCTTGATTCAATTGTACTGACCAAATTAGGCAGAACTTTTTCTAAATCCTGGGCTATTATTCCGGCAGATTGTGTGTTTTCACTTTTCCATTTAAATGTAACCCCACTTAGTTTTGTCACAACATCCAACCCGTTTTTTATGTCTTCTATATCAGATTTTAAATTTTTATCGGAAAATGGGTTATAAGCAGTTAGCTGAACTGTGCCATCTGGGAACTTAAACCCTCCTGTAACGCTCTCAACTAATCCACCAACTGTAAATGTACTCCCAGGTGAAGAGTTTGCCACACCAACATTACCGGTTGTTGAAATTCGCATTCTTTCGCCAAAAGTACCGTTAGCAGTTGTATTCAAGGTGAATATAGAATTTCCCGCATTTCCAGTGGTCCACAATAAACTACCGTTTGGTATTAATCCACCAACGTCAAATTGAATTTGTGCAGCATCTCCAATAGTACCAGCTGCATTTCTTAACACAAGTGTTGGACCAATGTTACCAGAACTTGTTCTATTCACAACCAAACTTGATGATGGATCAGTCGTACCAATTCCAACGTTTCCACTATTAGAATTTACAACTACTGAATTCCCTATGAATATATTAGCGGACGGTGTCATTGTAATAGCAAGTTGACCTGTTAATATTGAAAAGTCAGCCTTTAAACTTGAATTACGCAATGTCATTTGCGAGACTGGGTCTTTAAAAATATCTAAAGAGGCCAGTGGATTTGTTGTTCCTATGCCAACATTTCCTTGAGACGTTATACGAACACTTTCAGACCGTTTACCAGATATGTCAGGCGCACCTGTTGACAAAACAATTTGACCACCAAAATCATAATTTCCCGCAGGTTGCAAAAATAAAGTGTCAGTGTTTGTTCCACCATCAGAAGTCAGACTAAAAATTTGATTGCTATTATACCCAGGAACATTCCATGAAGAATTATAAGCTGCGTTAATACTTGTGTTTAGAGTTAAAACAGAATTAGATATAGCAAAATAGTTTATTGAACCTGTATTGTTCGTAATTTGGAATACGTTTCCTGACGGAATCAACGTATCTTGTACTTTAAATGGTCCAATAGCTGGGCTAATTAAGATTCTGCCATCTCCGCTATTATCATACGCATTTTGTAGGGTGGATGATGGTCCTGTAGAGCCTGTTACCCCTCTAGGACCTGTCACCCCAGTAGGTCCTGTTTCGCCTACAGGCCCAGGAACAGCTGGACCTGGAACACCTTGTACACCCCTTAGTCCTCTGGGTCCAGTAGGACCTGTTTCCCCCACAGATCCAGCTAACCCAGTAGGTCCACGCGCACCCTGAGGCCCCATCAAACCAGTTGCCCCCCTACCAGTTGGACCAGTTACACCAGTTTCTCCTTTGGAGCCTGTTGGACCAGTTGTAATACTTGTTGGACCAGTAGGCCCAGTTGGACCAGTATTGCCAGTTACACCAGTTGGTCCTGTCATACCAGTGGCCCCTGTATTTCCAGTTACACCAGTTTCACCAGTTGGACCCTGACCAGTTGGACCAGTGTCGCCAGTATATCCTCTTGGTCCAACAATTCCCTGAACGCCTTGAATTCCTTGTAAACCTACCGGACCAGTCGGACCAGTATCTCCTTGTGGTCCACCACTAGGGCCTGTATCTCCTTGTGGACCAGTTATACCACTTGCAGCAATTGATTGTAATGTTGTAATCTCAACATTTGCAATGTTCAATGCATTTTTAATAGCCAGAAAGTTATCTCGAAACCCTTGACTGGAGTTGTTTAATCCGCCTACAGGGAAATTAATGTTGATGCCGGATGTGGTAATGTTTGATGCCATGTAAGATTCCAAAAAAATATAAGATATTTATCTGCTGGATGATCTACTTGGTTTCATAAAGGTAGGTCATACAACAAAGTTATTACCACTGTAAACGCGATTATTAACTTTTATCCATTTTTGTAACAACGTATTACTCTTACGTCGAGGAGGCAATGCATCAAATATTGTACTATACAAATCAAAAACAGTGGTGCCTGCATCAATCAATGTAGAACCCCATACCTGTTGAAGATCATATGCAATTGGATTACCAGCATCAAACTTAGTCAAGCCCTCATTAAAAATAGTTAAATCTTCATCAAAAACGGTGATCTTAGCATCTTCTACTTCGTGAAAACGAGTCGTATCATCATCAAAAGTTGTGAAATTTTCTTCAAACGTTGTTTGTCCAAGCCACTTTAACCCTTGCCAATTAAATACTATATAATTAGGAGTCCATAACGTACCATACAGTGAGTTTTCCTCAGTGTTGAGAATATTTGCTGCGTTATTTGCCGCCCATGTCTCAATTTTTCCTAGTATAGTGATTGGGAAATAAGTACTCTGCCATGCTGGTAATATTTCAGTACCTGCAGTTGATAAGTTTGCACCGCACTGGTATCCCTGCCCACCATTGATAATTTCCGTACCAATCACCCCCCATGTAGGACTAACATAAGCATATGCATTTTGTTTTTGAACATATAAACTGGGTATAGCCGCGACTTGCGTATAATCGCCTTTTTGTATAATACTAACAGATGCAAGTCCACCAGAAGTGCCAACAGATTCAACTTTTAATAATGCAGGATCTTGATATATACCTGGAATCGTAATGATATCATTTACTGCCCATCCTTGACCAGGGCTTGATATTGTAACTGCGTCTGTACCAAGTATTGCCCTTATATTTGCACCGGAACCAGAACCAGTTATTGTAACTGAAGGTGGGGTAATATATCCCAAGCCTGAAGAAATAACCGTTACATTTGTAATATTTCCAGTGTCCCAGTTGATGTTTGCGTATAAATTCGCACCACTTCCACTCCCACCCGTAACAAAATTATGTCCCAGCTTTAAAGATTGTCTGATGTTATTAATTGAGATTGGAAATACGAGACCATTGCTTGCAACATTAGTATTAAAAACTGCAGAACTAAAAACAACTGCATTAGAATTAGCTTGTGAATCCACAATATTTCTATAAAGAACATTTTCTGTTAATGTTACATTTCCAGAGTAACTAACTGCCCCTAATTGTGTCGTTAATGTATGGAGCCATGGGTTTGCATTTGCAAAAATTTGATTTGGATTTTCATATCCAGTGACAATTCCATTTATTACTGATAACTCCGCCGGATCTGAAATATCTTTTACTGAAGCAAATATGTTGGTGCCACCTTGGCGAATTCTTATGTTGGACACGTCATTTACAGATGATTGTCTGAGAGCACCAGTAAATGGTATAGATGCACCAAAAAATTGATTACCATAAACTTTATTCACAATTAAACTAAACTGTTTTGTTATACTCTGATAACCATCAGTTGCAGTAATATTAAAATTATATTCTTTCAATACAGCATGATATTCACAATAACCTTGAATAATACCAGTTGTTGAATCTATCATAAAATGTGGTGGCAGTAATCCACCTGTAACATTATAAATTAGTGGTACATTACGTCTGGTTATAGCTTCAATTTTTAATTGATAATATTGACCTTCATCAACAATTCCCAAATTACTTGGAGTAATCCATGACAGCAAACTTGTCTGTTCGTTTGGAACAGTTGTAACACTGAACGTTCTAGAGGATGATCCATTGATACTAGTGGCAGAAACTGTAAAAGTAAAAATAGTCTCTGAAAATGGATTTTGAAATCTGCCGTATAATAAACCATCTGAATCTAACGTAAGTGGGAAACCAGCGGTGAATGATGTTATAGTATAGGTGATTGCCGCACCAGTAACATCTTCAGCTATTAGTTGCTGATTGAAAAAATCATTCCCTGCAAAAACACCTAGAGATCCCGCAGTAGTATACCATTTTGGTGCTAATGGGCTTATGACAACATCAAGTGTAAGGGTTTTATTACTTGAACCAGATGATGTAGTAGCAGCAACGTTAAAGTTAATGGTTGAGTTTGTTGTTACTGCATTTGCATCATACACCAAAATTCCACTGTCAGTTGATACACTCATACCTGATGGGAATGAAACCAAAGAGTATGTGATTTGTTGACCTGAAGGTGCGACAGCTTGTAACTGATATGTTTCTGGAACTAAATTTCCCTGGTATCCCAAAAATTCTGGTTGATTTTCCCAGCTGGGTGCAATAGCCAACGCTGTTAAGTTCAAGAAAAAAGTTCTGTCTGATATGTTACCATTAGTTTGACGAATTCTAAAGGTAAATCTTGAATTTATATCAGATACAGATGGTCTGGCAACTCCAGTTATTTTAACTGATTGTGTCTGGACGTTCCATTCCAAACCGGCAGGTATAGAGCCATTAATTAATGTAACTACACTGCCGGTACCTGCCGAAAAATACAAATATATAGGGTTTAAATCAAAGCTGTAATCTTGACTGAAATTACCTAAATTTGATAGAGTTACCCATGACGGCACATCCATATAAAATCTCTCTTATTGATTTTATATTTATGAAAAATTTTAAAAAGGTCGTTTTGCCCTGAGAGGGGTCACTTTGTTCCCCGAATTTCCAACTTAATTGTTTTCTGTTGCGGTTTAAACCAATTTTCCAGAACGGGAATTGCAAGGTATGGGTCGCAAGTACCGCATACAAAAATGTCAAGACTTACAAAATTTTCTTCTGGCCATGTATGAATACTTTCATGACTTTCGGCCAATATAATTGCACCACTGACTCCACCTGAATTAAATGGATGAAGATAACTAAAAAGAACAGTTGCACCAGTAGCAATGCAACTTTCTTTCATAACTTTTTCAATTTCCTGTAGCGTACCGTGGTTTTGACATTCATAAAAGTCAATTAGAAGATGCTTACCAGCGTAGGTAATACCGTTTTCAGTTACCAAACCAACCATCTACATCTCCTAAATTATCAAATGAGTGTTGTGTGACACTCTGATTACTATCCAGGTATATCACACTGTGATAAAATGTCAAGATATTTTGTCTAGGCTGGCTTTTAAAAACCAGCGCATTTTTGAATGACTATCCAGCCGATCAGCAATATAATTCATAACAGCCTGATTGTTTTCTGATTCAGCGACTTTAAACACTTTATTGAGTAAAAAAATCATTTTATCATGATCATGTAATAAAGTATCCAGATAACCAACCCCATCAAGAACCTGCTGGTTTGATTCAATAAAACTATGAGACAATTGATCTTGTGGAGTTAGACACACATCACAGTCTAACTGTCTGATTTTTTCAGCAATTATATCTACATTTTCATATAATTCATTATATTGTTCTTCAAACATTTTATGTAATTCATAGAAAAACATTCCACGAACATTCCAATGAGCAGCATGTGTCTTTAAATATAGTACAAAGTTGCTGGCAAGTAATATCTTTAATGCATCAGAAAGATTATTCATAAACACTCCCACTCAAATAAAGAGTATTTATCATAATTCTAAATGTGCCCAGCCTCTGTCAAGTATTTCTTGTGCTAATTTTGCACTTAAAGTAATTGTTATAGTATCTTTTATTTCTCGTTGCTGAACGCTATAGCTCACATCCTTGTTATGGTGTAGGTTCACCTCCTTTAATAAGTTAGATATGCCATCAAGAATTTCTTGATTACCAATAATTGGTCCAAGTTTTTTAGATGGCCATTGACGTGAGCTATAGCGTATTAACAATTCCCCAGTCACTACTTTGGCTTTTTTTGCACGATATGGTCTCATAGCAAATTGGCCAGTTAGTATTTTAACATATAAGCTACGGGTGCTTAGTGTTCCAGGGACAGATACAGGAATTCTACCTGTGATGATACTTGTTTCTAACATAAATCCAATATATTGTTTTTTTGTTAATTAGTCAATTTATAGTTTTGACGAATTGTCTTCATTACTTCGCGAAGACGCTTTCCATATTCAGGATTTGTACTGTATGCTTGAAGATAGTTACTTAGCTCATATGACAATTTGTCAGGTGTCATATTTTTTTGCTTTTGCAAATTAAATCGTTTTATTCTGAATTCTTTGTACTTTGGATGAGTATTTAAAAACATTTATGTTACATAAACAAAATCTTGTTCGTATAGTCTGTTAACACTTGGTCAAAATAACTCATCAATTCAGATGCTAACTCCCCAGTCGCGCCATATCTTACATTTTGATTATTAAACTCTTTTTTTAAGGAAATATAATTAGTTGGGTGACCCCAAGCTTTTCTACCATATGTAAATTTTTCAGGGAGAGGATTCAGCTTTATTTCTCCGGTTTGGATGTACTGTGCAAACATTTCATACAAAAACTCATTTGGACGGTTTATAAGTTTTTTTCTGCTGCTGCGTTGTGTACCAATGTTATTAAACAGTTGGGATATTACAGTTCTATTATCGTAAAAACTACCACGGATACCATAATAATTATTTATAATAAATCTAGAGTGTTGTATGAAAAATTCGCTTGCATCTTTCCATGCACCACCCTGTGTTCCACGCTCTGAAGCTGCCATGGCATGACCTATTCTATGAGCCATTGTCCAAGAAGTCATGGGCACTTTTTCAGCACCAGAATTACCAAGAAAAACCACAGTGATTGCGTTTTCGCTGTTCCTTAATATTTTATCTGCATCATTGTTAAAAATTTGTCTGACTGTCTCTGGTTTTTGAACACCAGTTTCTACGTATTTACGTAGACCAGGACTACCTGCAAAAAACAATCTAAAATTATAAGGAGTTTTGCTAAAAAACTGTTCAGTCTTTAGTTTAGTCACTGGGTGTTGTACTAATTTTGTATCTACAGAACTAAACCGTTTTGGAGATTCAAAATCAATAAAATCATAATCTGCAAGTGGTGCTTCACTTACTTTTTTTTTACTTTTACCCCAATTTTTTGCACCTTTTTTACGGCATTTTACGAGTGCACCGCTGTTTCCAGTAATTGTAATAACACCGCGTTCGTCGGTTTCTTGCATCATCACCCATGTATTATTTTCAGTCTCGGGGCACCATACATCTGTTGTGTTTTCACGAACAACTTTGAAATTATCAAGATTTTTTGTTCGTTTATTACTGACATAATAACAACTGTATATATCACCACTTGCATGAAGTTTCCAAGTTACTGTTCCACCGTTGAGAAATGCAGATAACAAAAATGCATCACGATGCTCAACATCTTTTTGCTTGAATCCAAAACTTTGTCGTCCATGATTGCCAGTATAGATGTAATCTAAATCGCTGCTATTACCCTGATTTTCACCACTTCTTTTTGGTTTTTTCTGGTCACCATCATATATTATTGCACTGAAAAGCCAGCTTTGACGTTGTTCAGGTGATATATCAAGAACATACTTTATCCAATTGTCACCGTATTTAAATATTTTGTTTTTTACAACTTTCTGTCCACCCTCAAAAGGTGCAGACACAACAATTGATTTTCCACGCTTATTATTCAGCAGAGATTTCGTCTCAATTAATGCCAAATCACTTGCCTCGTAGTTATTTTTAACAGACTTAGAAGTTGGCATTTTTACGACCCACTTGTGATCTGGAGTGCATTCAAAAATAAAACCAGTGTTTCCACTTTTTATAATACTTGTTGCTGCATTTTTGTAACGATGTAAATTAATGATAGGTTTAAATTCAAGAACATCCGTGTTCATATTATATGTTAATATTTCTTCACCTATTGCTAACTCGTCAACTGATTTCCAACCTGTTCTGGAAAGAGCTTTTGAAGATTCTTCAGGAACACATGCATATGCACTCGGCCAAATCTTGTATCTGCGTTTTACTTTGTAGTAACATGCATCTCTTTTTTCGTTTATTTTGTCTGGAAGACTGTTCAACCATGTATATATTTTTTCTAGACCAGATTGATCAAGATCATCAAGATGTTCTTTACCTGTAAGTTCTTTAGTCTTCTTTAAAAACTTTGGATCACTATCCCATTTAACACATTTAAAGTCAGCCAAATTATGAATATCTTCTACAGATAACTTTCCATTCTTTTCTTGCTCATCTAACTTTTGAGATACCGGTACATTTTGAACATCACTGACTTTTATATGCACTAAATTTAAAATGCCTCTTGTTTTATTTCTCCAATAGCCTTGACTATGAAGATGAAGCATTGCATAGTACAAGAATTTAGGATCTAAAATATCTGTGGATGTTACCTTGATTCCTATGTTTTCAGGACTATACTCTTTCAGAGGCTGTCCAACTGTTTTTACATCACCTCTTCTTTGTAGCCAAAAATCAGCGTCTGGGAACCCCTCTTTAATTTCACAAAAATTTTTCAATCTGTTTTCTACTGTTTGCTCTGATATGATATCATTCAACCGCATAATGTGCCTCTAATTTAATATGGTTCTATATAAGATTCAAATTCTTCTGGGTCTGATGTAATTTTGTAAAATATAACATCGGATGGTTCAAATTTTACTTCTGGTATTTTTTTCCAGGTAAACCCACCACCTGTTTCATATATACTGTAGGGTATGTCCACACTATAAACACCTTCTTGTACTTTAATTGCAACATAAACATGCTGCTCATGACTACAACTAATTGTAGCACATTCAATACCAAAATCAGAAAATACTTCGCAAATTTTATCGGCAATAATGTGACATATCCCGCCACCTGCATATGTATCTACGTTTGCTTCATCCCAATTATCATATTCTTGTTGTACTTTTTGTAGAATTTGAGGGATTGCAGATTTAGCTTTTATTAAATCAGGAAGTGATGCGTGATTTGGTTCAGGTGTATAAGATTCCTTGGTGGCAACATTACCAATTTTTCCTATTTGTGTACCAAAAAGTTGTCTCCCAGTTCTATTATTGCTAAGCCTATCAGATAGATAACGATAATGTGAATGATCGGTGCCAAGGTACTTTCTTATTATTTTTAATGCATGCTTTTGAAACATTGGAAAGTTGTCAGCATGCTGTGATAAAATCCAATAATTTTGCCAATCTTTCCTATCAAATTTATCAAAATCAAATCTTAAAGACATGAATTTTTTTAATCTGGGAGTATCAAGAAAAATATCATCTGGGGATCTATTATTTTTTTGCGACCAAAGCTTGGCTGCATGTTTCCAGTCATCATTAGATTGATTTTGAAGAAATTTGCTATATGCATGACGCTCTCTTTGATCGTCACCTGCAAGTTGTTGCAAAATAGATTTTGACTCAATAATTGATTGTCCTTCAATTGATTCTTTCGTTGCAACATTCTTGGCCTTGCCCTTGCGATTGGGGTTAGGATCTTTTCTGCGTTTTCTGCTGGCGGCACTAGCACGACCTTTTTTCCCTAATGCACGGGCCTTAGCTTGAGGGAGACACTTAGGCTTACCTTCTCCTTTTTTACCTCTTGCACATGCACCGCGAATTTTACCATCAGGTCCAAATCTTACCCATTTTTCTCTGAACCACTTACGAAGATCTTCGCTAATTTGTAAATTTTCATCAATTGTTTCAATAATCATACTGTATGCAGAAGATTCACTCAATCCAGTCTCACGAAGTGTTTGATATGTGGACCGTAAACTATCTGACAAAGACTCGTTGACAGGTTTACTGACCGTATCCCCGTGCTTTTGTCTTTTTTTCCTGGCAGCACAATGTGCTTTTTGACTAAATCCTTTTGGATTATTACAATTTATGCTTTTTTTATACTTATTTGACCACTTTTCAGAAATTTGTTCTTGGGTTGAAACTTCCAGTCTGGACAAGTATTCTCTAATTTCTTCTGATAGATTCTTCATCTTTTATTTATTATTTTTTTTAAACAGACACGTGTACCTAAGTCCATCAAAATCCAACTCAATCCTGTCAAATATCTTTGTAGCATCTATTACTCTACCATTTTCCAGTTTTAATCGTACTATTCTGGAATTCTGAAAAGTTATTGTTGCAAATATACTACTATTTTTTGTTGTACAAAATAATTGAATGTGCTTTGTGTACCTTGTAGAATTCACATCAAAATACCAACTTTTATCGTGGGATATACTAGGTATCGGCTGAACTGGATTAATTTTCATTTTTAATATTCACTAAATATAGTATAGGAGAAAACTTATGTTAATTCAAGAATTGGTCACACCAAATACTTATCTGAAACCACTCTTTGAAAATATTAAATGGATTTCTAATGAAGATGGAGAACTATATAACACACTTATAAATTTGATTAAGACAAACAATGGACTTTTTAGTAATTCTGAACAAAAAGAGTTAATTTTTAATAATGTAAAACCCAGACAAGAATTAGCAACTTCTGCAGATACCACCGTGAAGTATGGCATCACATTTAAACCTGACAAAGAAGAAATATATGTATATCTACACGGCTCTGTTCAATGGAGTCCCCTCGGAGGAAAAAGTATTCAACCAGTTGGATATGTATTCGTACTAGATCATACCGGAATTAAAAAACAATACAAACTACATTACACAAAAGGAATCCCAAACCCAGGTAAAACCAGGAAAATTTGGGAAAGACCAGAAAATGTCAAAGCAAATGCGGTTCAACAACCTGAACCAGTTCAATCTCCACCAGAAAAAAGTGAATATATTGGAAACATAGGAGAGCGAATTAAAAACGTTCGCGCCACTATTAAACAGGTGTTAGGACCATATAAAAGTGATTTTGGCAATTATTATTTAACCAAACTTGTAGATGATGAATCTCGTAACATGATGTATGTAGGTAAAGACATAGGATTACCAGGGCGCAAGTTTTTAATAACGTTTACAGTAAAAAAACATGAGGTGGATAAAGTTACACGAACTCCTACGACTCATATACAACGACCTATTATCAAAAAAATACCGGACTAATTTCTGCCATGGCCATTACATTGTTAGGAAACTGTAAATCATCTTAAATGTCAAATGATTTATATAACATACTTTATTATATCTTATTGATAAATAAAAGTTTAAACAGGTAATCTTATGAAAATGTCTGATTTACATCAAAAGAAAATAAATGTGTCTGAACTAGCCGTTATGATAGAGGCGTTGACGTATCAACATCACTGTTTAAAAGAAAGTTCAAATAACAAAGTTGATATTTCAAAACTTTGTGATGTAATTGCAATTAAACAGCAAAATTTATTTAAAGAATCGTTAAATGAAAATGTATTAAAAAATGTCATTGGAGCAGTAGGCGGTGGTATATCTAAAGCATGGCAGGGTATTAAAAGTGCCAATGAATTAAAAAATAAACTGTTGCAAGCAGCCCAAGACTCTAAACCAGTCAAAAACTTTGATGCAAAAGCGGAAGAACTTCTAAACAAAATGAAGGCCAAGCTTGGTAAGGCTAGCCCAAAAGCTCTAAATTTATTAGAAAAATACATAGAGTGGGGCAAAAAGAATCCTGTAAAACAAAGTTTAATTCTTGCAGCAATAGTTGCTCTAGTCAGTTTTGCTGCTACTCCGGCAGCAGGCGGATTGGCTAAAGCAGCATTTTTAAAGAGTGTTGGAATTGGTGTGGGATCTGGTATATCAACGGGAACAAGTGCTGCTGCAATAGGCGGTGTAGCTGGGTTTATTTTGAAAACTTTGAATAGTATGTTGATGGGAGAAAAAGCCAGCAGTGCTATTGCTAAAGGAGCTGTTGGAGGTATTGTTGGTGCTATAGCAGGCATGGGTATAAGACAGTTAGCTGACATGTTTGGCGACACAGTAATAAAATCATTCAAAGCAGCTACCGATGCTGGTAGAATAGAAACGTGGGTACAGTCATTATCCCAGTCTGTAATAATTAACACTGGTTCAGAAACCAAAAACTTGTTTCTTACAGTAGTAGGTCATCCTGATGAAATAGAGAAACTAAGAGCTACATTTGATAAAATTCAAGAATTTATGGACCAGGGTGACGTTGAAAACGCAACATCATTATTAAAAAGTATTGAATCATACAGTTGGAAACCAGGATCTCGCATCATTCAACATGATTCAACTGACGAAGATGGTCAAAAATATTTAAAATGGATTGGTAATTTTATAGGTAAACAAATGTCTGATATTAGTGCTGCCAACAACGCAATTGACGAAAAACAAAAAACCTTTATGAAAGGTATAAAAATATTGGTTAATGGCTTACAAGCTGCTGCACAGGGTGCGGCAACCGCAGCTACTTACACTACACCAAAAACAGCTACTAAAACTAAAGGAAAATCGGCAAGGACCAAAGCATCTTCTTCACGCACTGCCATACGCGGATTGACTTCAAAAGGAAAAACAGCTACTAAAACTAAAGAAAAATTGACAAAGCCCAAAGCATCTTCTTCACGTACTGCCATACGCGGGTTGACTTCAAGAGGGAAAACAGCCACTAAAACTAAAGGAAAAACCGCAGGTTAATTCCTACCTCTGCCGTTACCTTCTTTAAGAGTTGACAAATCCGTACAAAGTTGTACAGGACCTTTGTTATAAAGAGGCATCAACCTTCCTTTGTATTTCTCTGCACGGCGCAGAGCATCTTCTTCACGCTCTGCCATAAGAGGATCATCTTCATATGTCTTTCGCCATTGAGTGTCCCAAATCGTTTTCTTAAACCCACCTGTAACAACCGTGTTGCTCAATTTAGGCATGTCAGAACCGCTGTTAGTCGCATCCACACGAGCCCTAGGCTTTGTCTTGACGGACAGCTGGTCTCTATGCAACCCCTTACTACGGAGCCAATTTTCATGCTCAGCCAACAGTTTTCTCTGCTTGGCGTTTAGACGGGTTTTTGGCTTTCCTGAACGATTTCTATTGAAGCTAGACGGCATCAAAGACATTAGGCTACCCTCCACAGTTAGGGGTAGCCTATCATCATCAGACTATAGTGTCAAGCATTCTTTGATTTGTGCCAAAAAGTTGATATACCCATGTCATTCATGTCGGTGCAATGACGAGTTTTTTCAAAAACATTTTCATCAACTGCATGGAATAAACAAATACATCCTGGATGCGCATTAGTGTCATGTAAAATGATGCATCCGTTTTCACTTAATAAATCAGCATAGCACCAGTCATTTATGCACGTGTTAACGCTGTGCCATCCATCTATCATAAGAAGATCTATTTTTTCCATTCCAATACTATCTATTTTCTTACGAATTTTATGTTGATCATGGCTGTTAGATTGAATTGTCCAAATATTGTTGGATGTGTCATTCATGTAACTTTTATCATCAAGATCTACACCCAAATATTTGCAACCATCTGGTCTTAAACTTAACAAAACCCGTGAGATACTTTTTTCACCGTTTCGATCAACCCCAATTTCCATAATGTTTTTGCAGTTTTGACCTAACCTGCTTAAAACTTGTCCAACCACAAGTAAATTGCAGTCACTTATTTCTGGTCCTGTTGGCCAACCCCAGGCTGGAGTGTCTTGATTGTCATCAACATGAGGTTGAAGACTTGGGGCATACTTCAATCCATAAATTACAGTTGGACGCTGTGAAATATAATTACATGCTATATCAAACGGTATCATAATTGCCCCTCTTAAAAAATATCTCTGCGTGTTAAAACCATTAATCCATGACAATTAAGACGGTGGTCCAATATAATCCACTCTTGGTTTGCCTGAAGAAATTCAGATATTGCTGGAAGTAAACCAGGATCGCCATCTTCTCCACAATGTCCAAAAGAAACTGTATCATGGAATAATATATATTTCCTTACAAGTGGGGCAAATCTTAACTCTTTTTTACACTGATCGTAACTGTGCTTACTGTCTATAAAAAGTAAATCAGTTTCTTCAATAGTTTCTATGTCAATAGTACTTGCTATAATCAGTTTTGCATCTTTACCTGCTTTTTCAGCATGCTCAAATAATGTAACTGCCTCTGGGTATGCCTTAATGTCGTATGCACGTAGTATTACGTCATTATTAAGCCATGCTAAAGAACTAGTACCAAATCTCACACCAAACTCAGTTACATGGGTGCAGTTCTTTGCCAGAATATTAAATAATGGCAAATGCTCATTGATGTCAGTTGGTGCGATGCATGCATCAATTAATGCCTGTCTAAAATTAAACATTTGATTCTCCATAACAATATAGTTTAATTATTAATTTTTTGTAAGTCAATTTTTTAAATTCAACGTTATGTCGTTGAATAATCTCCAATTTCGTTCAACTAGGTGATTATTACTGTGGTCAAATGCTGGTTCATGCCATTGATGAATAACCATAGGAGATGATACACTACACACGTTCAGTTTTTTCATACGAACTCTATGTAAAAACTCATCGTCATCAAACCCATTTCCGTACATATAACTCTCATCAAACCCACCAAGTTCCAACAGATTTTTCTTAGTTATAGCACTTGTGAAATGATACATTACAGGTCTTATCTCTGAATGATTATACCAGCATGAGTGACCTGTTAAATCTGGAATGGTTGGATTGTATGATATCCATTCACCCCTATATATTTTTTCTGAATCTTCTTTGTTTGTTGCATAACAATTGAACACATAATATGTATCATCGTTTAATGATGTTTCAACAAATTGTAAAATATCACCAACATGAAAACATTCTGGGTTTTGAATTATTACTTTATCCCCAGTTGAATACTTAAATCCAGTATTATAAACAATACAAGGATTACAATACGTCTTTGCAGAAAAAATATCAGACATTTTAATTATACGTATTGGCAGGTCTGAGAATTCAACACATATATTATCAGTTGAGTGTTGATCAGAACTAAAGTCATCAACAATCAAGATTTCAAAATTTTTACAAGATGAGAATCTTATACTATGTAATGTGTATTTTAACTGTTGTAACCGATTTGTATACGCCATTACAATTGAAATCATAGTCTATATTACCTGCATATAAACATAAAAAACGTTTTTTCATAATTTTCATGTATCAGTTCTACACTGCTAAAATGAGTTTTTAAAATACCATTCCACCATGCATTGTTTTCTTGTATCAAATGCAATTCTATGCCACCCAACATATCACTATGATTTGCAACACCATAAATAATTTTTTTGGATATTCTTGCACTTTCTCCTAAAAATAAATTAATAGTATCAATTGGAATATGCTCCACTACATCCATACACAATGAAAAATCATAAAATTTATCAGAAATTGTTTTAGAATAATCCAAAAAGTTCATGTTTTTATGAGGCAGATTTTTTAAATAATTTTTACTGCAAAATTCAGATAATTCAATACCCAAAATGTCTTCATAACCAATTGATTGAAGCCATTTTAAATAATGACCCCTTCCACATCCTATATCTAAAATTTTATCTGTTTTATCAATATCTTTTATATAGTTTGACAGAACTTTAAATTTGTCTGGATAAATTTCTTGATTATACAAGGAAACTTCCTTGTAGATTAGGTCATATGTTTGTTTCAGATCATAGTTTGTCATTTTATACCTATATCGCATTTTTTTAAAAGTGATTTTGTCAAAATTATCAAAAAAATGCGGGTTTAAATTTGAATAAACCCGCATTTATAATTATTTATTACTTACCGAGTGTTGCTCCACCAACCTGTCTATTACATGGACACAGTTCATCTGACTGTAGTCCATCTAATATACGCAGAATTTCTTCTGGATTTCTACCGACATTCAAGTTGTTAACACTGACATGCTGAATAACATTATTTGGGTCAACAATAAATGTGGCACGTAGTGCAACCCCCTCACGGGTATCTCTGATTCCAAGCTGGTCAATTAGATTGCTTCTATAAACTGTGTCTGTTTCGCCAAAATCGTTGACAGTTTCATCATGCTTTCCATACTCAGATAGAGTGTCGGCAAAACTCCAATGGTTCAAACGATTAAGGTCTGGATGACTACGTCTCCATGCCAGCTTACAAAATTCATTATCTGTAGAACCACCCATCAATACACAGTCTCTAAGTTCAAAATCTTTCGTAAGCTTTGAAAATGCAACAATTTCAGTTGGGCAAACAAAGGTAAAGTCTTTTGGATAATAATAAATTACCTTCCATTTTCCACTAAAACTTGTTTCGTTAATTTTCATAAAAGCCGATTCATTATTTTCCTGATGTTCGTTAAATCCAGGTTTTACTCCGACCACTTCAAATGGACTTAGTTTATCGCCTACAGTTTTCATATCTCTCTCCTGATAAAAAATAGCATCATAATGATGCGTGCCTAATTGCAGCACTTAACCAGTATGTTCACAAACCTTTAAAAAATCAAGGAAAACTATACGTCTATTTTTTTTGAAGATCTGGCAGATTCAAGAGCAAGGGAATACTGTTTTATTGCATTTGTATAGGCGGGATTTTCTGCCTGAATGTCTGAATTGTATTGTTTGATAGCGCTTACATATAGTAAATTTGCCGTTGTATAATCTAGGTTTGGCATTATTCTTTTCATAGCTTCATACATTTGATCTGTTAGGAATGTCAGTACAATTGCTTGCCGTTTATACTCCAAACGAGAAATTATACCAGAAACTATTTTCTCAATTTTGTCTTCACATCTCACAGACTGGCGAAATTCCTCCTGTATGACTTCTTTAGCTAAATGACCTAGAAACATGTATGACCTCCTAAAAAGATAAATCTATGTATATATCATTTTTTTTCATTTTTTTCATTTATTTTACAAAAAAAAAGCTTGGACGAATCCAAGCTTTTTTCACTGCATAATTTGTGCAGATATCAGTCAAGCTTGCTCAGAGTATAGTGACCACGACGAACGCCATCCTTACCCATGCGCATGGTGGTCTCAATGCTGTGACCATTTGCACGAAGTTCACAGATGCGTGCACGAGGATTGGTGATACCAAAACGAGTACGTGCCTCGTTGACTGTGACAGAAGTTGTCCCAGGCTTCTTGGCAAGGTAGGAAAGAAGGCGCTGATGCTGAGTGGCCGTTGTCTTTGCCGTCTTGGTCTTTGTGGTCTTTGTATTAGCTGTCTTACCCATGTTTTTTTCTCCTTTAGATTATGAACTATGGTATGAAGCATTATCTCATACCGCTCGAACCTTGTCAATGGTAAAAATAAAATATTTTTGTTAAATATTGAAAAGGATTCAAAAATGCTGTCAAAACTTCTTGAATGGCTAGGATTTTCAAATCCGTTGCCGGTAGATCTAAGAGAAAATACACCAATTTATATTGAAATTTTAAACCAGCATTACGATGAAACACAAAATAGTTTCCATGACGACGCTGAATAAATACTATATGCGAATCAATGATGTAATAGGCAAGTCTAATCATAAGAAAGAAATACAAAATTTTTTAAAATTTGTTGCTGGTGAATTGTCGTTGTCTAAACTGCCCAAGATTCATCTAGTTCAACAATATATAAAAAATGATCATTCAAATAGTTTTGCATCATATCATCCAGGGCATAAGGAAGTCACACTTTATGTAAAAAATAGACACATACTAGATATTCTTCGTTCACTAGCACATGAGCTTGTTCACTACAAGCAAGACTTAAATAATAAGTTAGACAACGATTCAGGAAAAACTGGAAGTTCTATTGAGAACGAAGCCAATGCTGTTGCCGGAATTATTTTACGAAAATATGGAAAAAAACATCCAGAGTTATTTTAAATATACATTATGGACATACCAGATAATTTACAAGTAAACACAGTTAAAGCTAATCAGATTACGGCAGATCAGGTCACGGCAAACTCGTTTGGTGGTGGGGGAGGTCGTGGAGCAGTAATAGTCGCAAATAAAATTGTTCTGGGTGGCTGGACTCTAGAAGCAGGTGATGATGGAATATATGTTACTACTCCAAATGCAATAAGAACAAAAATGGAATTAATAGACTTTAGACAGGTGCCTGTACCACCCACAGCTGCGCTTATACTACCCCCAAATAGTGAAATACAGAATCCGGTAGCCCCCATTACAGGTCAAACTGGTTCAGGAATAGTTGGGTCAACCCTAAGCAAAGCACAGGTATCAAACTTAACACCATCTCTTATAAGCAGTATGAGTCCAACACAAATTGCATCTATGGACCCTAATTCAATTGCAGGATTGAACGCAACACAAGTTAGCTCACTATCAGTACCACAAGTTTCTGCACTTAGCGCAGGTCAAGTAGGTGGACTAACACCTGATGCACTGTCGGGACTTAGTACGACCCAAATTGCTGCAATCACACCAGCCGCTGTTTCAGGGTTCAATCCTACGCAGATCGCTGCGCTGATACCGTCGCAAATAGGCAGCATGCTTCCAACTCAACTATCAAACATAAGCCCAGCCTCTATGGCAGGCTTTGGTCCTAGTGCATTAGGTATACTAAATAGTTCACAGGTTGGTGCATTTGCTAGTAATCAAATTGCAAATATTCAAAACTCTGCATTGGCTGGGTTTAGTCCTACACAGATCACACAAATCCTACCAACAAGTTTTTCCGGATTTTCAGGAGGCCAGCTTGGTTCATTTGCATTACCACAAATTTCATCAATAGATCCTGCACAACTTTCAAATATTGTACCAATCTCTCTTACAAATCTGGATGTTACTCAAGTAAATGCAATTTCTACATCAGCTATCACCGGATTGCAAGGCACACAACTAGGGGCATTTATACCAACACAAATGCCCGGATTTTCAGCAACACAAATATCAAGTATACCAGTGGATTCTTGTTCTAGCTGGACTATACCAAATCTTTCTGCTTTGAACCCTGAACAAGTTGCAGGATTTACAAGTCCACAGCTGGCAGCACTTAATCCGGAACAATTAGCAGCACTCGGACTATCATAACAGATTCAGAACATAAATAATCTCATGACAAATATCCCAATACTAAGAGAGCAGGCACCTGCAGCAGTAACACCCACTACGTTGTATACATCTAATTTAGGACATACAAGCACAGGCACTGTGTTTTGTATGAACCGAGGTGAACAAAATGATAAAATTAGTATTGCACTTGTAACAGCTGGAAACCCTGTCACAAATGATTGTTATATATGCTATCAAAGCACTTTACACTATGGACATAGTCTTTACTTACAACAACTATGTCTAAACTCTGAAGAATACATTGTAGTAGAAAGTAATAACGGAACTTCTACTTTCATCTTTAGCGGTCAAGCCACTGGATGACCATCGCTGGAAAATTCTAACACTCCAAGCTGAAACAAATATATGCCGTTTTTGTGACGTTTTTTTAAATTCATTACAAATCCAGAGGGAAGTTTTACTTTAATGTCATTATCCGACTTTGATAATATAAATCCCTTTACTTTTCTGTTTTCATTACTGCATTCTACATATACACGGTTCTTAATAATTGTACATTTTCTTCCCATCGTATATTTTCGTCCTATGTTATGATTATGGTTATTAATAATTCATTAACCTGTCTTTCAACAACTGAACTATTTGTCATAAATATATTTATATATTTAAATTTTTTAGTAGTCAATATAATAGAAGGCTTGTCACTCCACATGAAAATGTCACAAATCAAAGAATCAAAAGAAAAATTAATGTTAGTAGACCTTCCATACAAGCAAGACGACTTAAGCCCTATTTTAAGTTCAAAAAATATTAAGTATCATTATGACACATTAAGTCGCGGTTACGTTGACAAATTTAATAAAAATGAAGGCGACGCAGCGTTTAACAAAGCAGGGGCCTTTTTACATAACATCTGGTGGCCTCAACTGCAAAAGCCAAAACAAAACAATAAACCAACAGGGTCCAGTCTTACATTCATAGAAAAACATTTTGAAGATTTTTACCAGTTTAAAACTGACTTTATAACTAAAGCACTGGAAATTCAAGGCAGTGGATGGACATATCTCAATATAGCAGGAAAAATAAAAAACATTGCTAATCATGAAATAAAAAATGATATTATTCTCATAATTGATATGTGGGAACACAGTTACTTTTTAGATTATCCTGCTGACAAAAAATCATATTTGCGTGATATATGGCAATGCATTAATTGGAATGTGATTAGTGACCGAGTAAATCTAAAATACTAAAAAAGCACCCGTAGGTGCTTTTTTATTTTCTTAGGCGTCCTGAATAATTGATTCAAGATCTTTAATTCTGTTGGGTGTTTTCAGCCTCTTTAAAGCATTTGCTTCAATTTGTCTGATTCGCTCCCGAGTTACCTGAAACTTTTTACCGATTTCATCCAGAGTATGCTCATCCATAGTGCCAATACCAAATCTCATACGTAAAACTCGTTCTTCTCTGCTATTCAGTGTTGAAAGAGCGGAAGCCACAACCTTACTGATATCATCTGAATTTATCTTTTCAAATGCATCAATTGCATTTACGTCTTCTATATAACTCCCGATTGTTGCATCTTCATCATCAGAAACAGGTGTTTCCAAGCTGACTGGTTCTTTTGATACTTGCATAATCTTTGATAGTTTCACAGAATCCATTTTAAGAAGGGTTGCAAGTTCTTCATCGCTAGGTTCTTTACCATATGTGTCTACATACTCTTGTGTTGCTTTATTAATCTTTTTAATAGCTTCAAGAATATGCCCAGGCACACGAATGGTTTTGAAAGTTTCATTGGCTGCACGAACAATTGCTTGTCTGATCCACCATGTAGCATAGGTGCTGAAACGATACCCCAGCCGCCACTTGAACTTTTCTACACTCTTAATTAGACCTATATTACCCTCCTGAATAAGATCCAGCAAAATTGTTTGATTGTTGTTGTTATACTTTTTTGCAATGCTGATCACAAGTCGCAAATTACTACGAACCATTTTTTGTACAGCTGCATCTTTATCTTCTGCCTGCTTTCTTAGATAATCAAGTGTTTTACGCAGACTGTTGATATCCATACCTGTTTTATGCATTATATCTTGCATGTTACTGTTTAAATTATCCAACTGGTTTTTGTTTTTTTCAAAATTACCAGCCCATGCATGATTGTCAAGCCAAGACAAATCAGTATGGTTATAATACTCTGAAAGCCATGATTCGCGTGATATGCCAGAGCTTATTGCAAGTCTCATTAGCTGACCATCAATTGAAATTATAGTCTTATTATATGCAAGAACCTGCTTTAGAAGTTCAGCAGTATTCTCTAAATTAACTGGAAGATCCATGTACTTTTCAACCAGGACATTCCGCAATTCTTCCGTTTTATTAAGATTGTATTGATCGTGCGCTGCTTTAAATTCTTGAATAGTCTTAATAAATTCAGAGGGAAGAGTCTCGTCTTCTTTCAATTCCACATCAAAAATCTGATTTGCAACTAGAGGATTAGACACTGCTTGGTCAACCCAACCAGCAACCGTGTCAGAAGTCATTTTAATATCAAATAAATGCGTAAGAATGTTCTTCTTATGATTTTCAATTTGACGACTGATTTCAATTTCTTGCTGATGTGTCAGTAGGGGGGATCCACCAACCTCTCGTAAATAAAGCTTTACTGGGTCAGTATATCCTTCATTCTTTTTAATGACTTTAATAGGCTTTTCTTCAAAAATATCCACGCATTTCTCCATTTTTAAGAATGGGTACGTTACCCTGTTGCAACAGAAGATTCAAGTAAAATCTGTTGTTTTTTGCAAAGAATTTTGCTCATTTATGGTATATAGGCGTAAAAGACATAGGTTTCAACATTTAAAATAAAATTTTTTAAAATAAATAGGTCATGACTCCAAAAATTAAAACAAAAATACAACTAGATACTACAACTCCCCCAAAAGAGGATTGGATCAACAGACGATGGCGTCCTCTTATGGGATATGTTTACATGTGTATATGTATTTTTGATTTTATCATTTTTCCAATTTTTTGGAGTATAATACAAGTACTAGGACAGGGACAGGTAGAGAATCAGTGGATTCCAATAACCTTACAAGGAGCAGGGTTTTTACATATAAGCTTTTGTGCTATTCTAGGAATAACAGCATATGGAAGAACCAAGGAAAAGCTTGCCAGAACAGAATCAGGAAACTACAATAAGTAAACTATTAGTTTGTATTAGCTGAAATGTTTCTGTAATAAACTATTATTGATTTTTGCTGTTCAATATATCTTTTTAAATCACCAAGATTCAAAGTTATATTTTCATAATCTGAAAATAATATACCAATAAAAACAGGATTTTTTCCTTGAGTTTTTTCAATTTCTGTTAAAAATTCATCAAGATTTTCTCTTGTCAAAACTCTATATTTTACAGGTAGCATCCTAACTCCGACAGGATCAGCCGGATGTTCTATCTGTATTTTTACTTCTTCCTTCTTTATTATCAATGGCTGTGACTCTGAACATGCCACAGTCAAAAACGCACTTAAAAGTATGTAAATTCTATTCATGATATCACCATTTTTTCGGTGGCGCTGGAGGAGGCTGTATATTATTGTCAGTTTCTGATTTTTTTTCTAATCCTGTTATTTCTTCAATGTTTTTAAATTGAGTTTGAGTATCTTTATTAATCTTCTCTTCAATTGCGCGTTTATTTTGACGTGCGTTAAATTCTAAATTATCATTTTTGAGTTTTATTTCAAGATCGCGCCGCGTCACTTCACTCTGTGTGAGACTTCTACGTAATCTTACATTTTCTTCTATTTGCTTATTGATAGCTTGTTGCATAGAGTTTATAGTATTGTTTTGCTCATTAACAGAGTTTGTTAAAGTTACAATGTCGGATGCTAATTTAGCATTCTCGGTATTTAAATTGTCAATTGTGTTTTGACTTATTTTAAAATACCCATATCCAACACCAATTAATGTTACAATTACAGCGAATTGAATTAAGTTAAAACTTCCAAACATATTTTATTTATATTCTTTTAAAGAAAAAGCTACACAGCGCTGCAAACTGTGTAGCTTTTAGTTTGTATTATCGTTTATTATTATTTGTTCTATTTATCATCTAACTTGTATTTAAGCGTTAAATGGGGAGAAACCCACCTCTCCATATTTTGCCGACTACTAAGCTCATTAACGCATGTACTACTATAGTGTATTTATCGTGATTAGTCAAGGTGTGCATTCTTGTTTTTTTGCGGTTGTAAGACTCCTTAAATCATATGACCAAATCACCCAAATATCATCTTTCCGTCCAGGAACAGGAAATTTGATTTTCGTTTCTTTTTCAAGTTGAGCGATTGATATTAAATAATTAGCAAGGTTATTACTAACTTGATTAGTGTTAGGAAACTTGAATGATACTGTTTTCTTTTTATCGTTATGAATAATAATTTTGTAAAAGTGAGATGGCACTACAACAGAATTAATTCCTATCTTTTTATCTGTGTCTACGTTGAATATTGGACCGGTATATACTGTAATACCAGTTTCACTATTAAGTGCCCAATACCTAGTAATTGTCTCTAAAGTTTTCCATACACCTCTGTTTAATCCAGGGGCCTGTGGAGCAATATTTGTCAAAATAAAACTTTCACGAGATACGGTTTGGTCCCAACTCATATCTGCATGACTAGCCATATGACCCATGTCAAATCCACTATTTGCATAGTCTGCAGTTTCTGATCGTTGGCCTTTTTTCAAACTTTGATCAGGCGAAAATGAATTAACTCTGCTGGCACAGCCTATTGCCTGTTCTTTATTAATTGAATATGCGACCCAACGTGGTATCTTAGCAATATTGTCATGCTGAACCAAGTACGCTGACCTGCATATTGTTGTAGCATCTCTGCTGGTAGATACTGGAAATCCATATGGCAGAAATTCGTTGCAGGCAATTAAAGGACGCGGTGAGGGTTGTTGAGCATTTGCAGATAATAAAGGTGAATGTACTAAAAGTAATAGTACAACACCTATTTTTTTAAATATTTTAAACATTATTATATTCCTGTATTGTATGAGTTAGTGCATCATCAATAGATCTAAGTGAAATTATATTTGATAGCTTTTCAGAACTTAGCACACAATTTGACCTAGGTGCAATGACGGCTGATGCAAACTCCTCATGTGTAAACCATTCTTTTGACAGGCCCATCATATCTACAATTTCTCTGGTAGTAATACTTCCTGGATTAACAAGATTATAGATCCCAGGTGTTGGTTTATTAATAGCAAAAAACTCTACAGTCTTAGAAATGTCATCTACATTACTTAAGCTATTACGAAAATCCACTAACTTATTGTAATTTTCTAATTTAGTTAAAAAATTCTTTGGATGTCTCAACGAACCAAATGGCATTCTAATTCTTAACAAGTAAGATTTATTCATGAATGGTGATAGAAGTTTTTGCCCAAGACTTTTAGACCCACTATAAAAACTTCCATTATTAAAATTAAAATTTGGTTCATCTTCTTCTGTATACTCTTTTTCATACCCGGTATATACACATCCACTAGAAATATGTATTATTGGAGTTTGATGATTTTCCAATTCTAATTTAAGGGGCCAATAGACATTTCCATCTATGGTTTCTTCTCGATATTTTTCGCATGCATCAACATTAGGACTGCCTGTAAAGCCAGCAGCATTTATTATCAGTTGAGTACCTGACGGTATTTTAGATTTATGGTCAATCCACTCTATCGGAAAGTAGCTTTGAACCTCCATGCGCTTATAGATTTCTTGACCAATATATCCATGCCCAATTAATGTAATCATGTGTTTGTCCTCTTAATTGTTTTTAACAAATCTGTGCTGTGTTGTGGAACGTCGTTACCGACATTTAGTTCTTTTAATTTCTGTGTTTCAAGATCAAACACACGTTTTCTCAATTCACTACTGCTATAGATATGTTCACGCGGATGATAAAATAATTCAATACCGTTGCTTATACACCACTGCTTTCCTGTGAAATCTCGATTAAGGTATTCGTCACTTAAAAAGCGAATATGTATTTTTTGTGTCATTAATAATTGCAACAAATCAAACTCAGTTTCATAAACCAAGATTTCATCAATATATTTACATGCCTGAAGCTGTGCATATCTCTCATATATACTTTGAACTGGTTTGTTTTTTATTCCTGGCCTATCTATCGTTGGGTCTACTTGAAGTCCTGCTATAAGATAATCGCACATTTCTTTTTCTATCTTGAGCATGGTTACGTGACCAGCATGAAATAAATCCCAGGACGAGCAGTTAAATCCGATTTTTCCTTTGTCAACACGCATCATATATTTTAGTTCCGATAATTATATTAATTATAGTTAATTGGTCGGAAAGAAATCAAATTAATAGACAAAACTTTCTTTCTATATTAGAATAATGGTATTATTAGAAAGGCTATAATATGAAATATAGTATTGTCATACCCACGTATAACCATTGTACAGATCTTCTAGAACCATGTCTGAACAGCATTTTTAAATATACTGATATGTCTCAGACTGAAATAGTTGTAGTTGCTAACGGATGCACGGACAATACTAAAGATTACTTAAAATCGCTGGGATCAAAGGTGCGGTATGTGTGGAAAGACGAACCCCTGGGTTATCCAAAAGCTGTGAATCTTGGCATTTTAGCTAGTCGCGGAGAATTCATAATACTAATGAATAATGACACCGTGCTAGTTGATCAGCCTAAAAACTGTTGGATAGATCTGCTGACTGCGCCATTTTTAACCGGCAATTCAGTGGGTATTACAGGACCTGTAAAATTTGACTGGAACTGTGGTGGAAACACATATGAAGCTATGGCATTTTGGTTAGTTATGATGCAACGAAAATTATTCCTGGAAGTGGGACTGTTAGATGAAATATTTTCACCAGGAATGGGTGAAGATGGTGACTTCTGTATTAAAACGGCAAAACGCGGCTATAAGCTTGTCAGTGTACCACACGATGTTAAAGGTCATTTTGATTCAGGAATAGTAAACTATGGATTCCCAATATGGCACAAGGGAAATGGAACGTTTGATGATGACCGCAACAGCAAGAATAGTGTCATTGAAAAAAATAATGAGATTTTGAAAGAAAGATATGGCAACAAAGAAATAGAAGTCTCAATTATCATCCCAACATATAATCATCTAGATGATGCACTTCGCCCTTGCCTAGATGCAGTACTAAAATACACTGATTTATCCAATAAAGAAGTTATAGTGGTTGCCAATGGATGTACTGACGGAACCAGAGAATACCTTGATAGTCTTGGATCAAAAATAAGATACATTTGGTTTGACCAGCCACAAGGTGTTATTATTCCATATAACGCTGGAATTGATGCTGCAAATGGAAAATATACAGTCACCCTGGATAATGACAGCTTTTTAAGCCACCAAGCTGTTGATGAATGGATAAACATTCTTAAGAAGCCTTTCCTGCAAGATCCAACCGTTGGCGGTTCAAGTCCATTTGCACATGAGTATGAAGGAATCGGCTTACTATTACACACAGGTTGCACCATGTACAGAACAGATGTGTTACGTCAAATAGGAAAGTTTGATACAGATTTTCATCCTGGTTACTTCTGTGATCCAGAGATTTCTGCAAGAATATGGAAAGCTGGGTTTAAGTGTGTTGAAGTACCTGAATACCAACCAAACAAAAATTACCATAATGGTGTGTTTGCAATTCAATTTCCTGTAGTACATATGGGAAATGTACAGACTATGGACAAAGTAAAAGATATTGAGATTGTTAAAAGAAATAGAGAACTTTTATATGCTAAGCATGGACGGTCCAATAAACCTAAATATTCAATTATAATTCCAACTTATAATCACTGCAATGACCTATTAAAGCCATGCATTGAAAGCATCCAAAAGTATACAAACCTAAGCAACACAGAAATTATAGTAGTTGCTAATGGATGTAAAGATAATACAAAAGAATATGTGGAAAGCCTTGGAAAAGAATTTAAACTTGTATGGTCAGATGAGGCCCTTGGATATACCAAGGCAACAAACCTTGGAATAAAACATGCGTCTGGTGAATATGTTGTTTTACTGAACAATGACACTGAAATATTACAATCACCAACTAATTATTGGTTAGAAACTTTATGGCAACCATTTAAAGATGATGAAAAAATGGCACTGACCGGAACATTAACCTTGTTTGATCATGACATTCAAAAGAACTTCATTGTGTTCTGTTGTGCAATGATTAAAAAATCAGTTTTTGATAAAATAGGATTGCTTGATGAAATATTTAATCCCGGTTACGGAGAAGACATTGACTTTACAATGAAAGTTGAAGCTGCTGGTTTAACATGGAAATGTGTAGACAATGTTCGTTGGGAAAACAATACATGGATAGGGTCATTCCCACTCTGGCATAAAAATAACAAAACATTCGGTGAAATTTCTGAATACGGAGACATTGTTGGTCGCAATAGACAGACATTAATTAACCGCTATAAGAATAAAAACCACGTCAAATATAGCATAATTATACCAACATATAATCGCTGTGACGAACTACTTAAGCCATGTATTGATAGTATTTTAGAATACACTGACATGTCTCAAACTGAAATTATTGTAGTGGCAAATGGATGTACTGATAACACGCGCGAATATGTTGAAGGTCTTGGAGAACCTGTAAAATTAGTGTGGATGGACGAAGCTGCTGGTTATACCAGAGCAGTAAACCAAGGAATCCCATTAGTAAAGGGAGAATTTGTAATCTTCCTTAATAATGACACACTGCTCTTACCACAGCAAAAGCATCAATGGATAAACATGATGGCTGACATGTTCAAAGATCCAAAAATGGGACTTGTTGGCCCACTTAAATTGCATGATGATTACTCAGACCATGACTGCATTATTTTCTTCTGTGCCATGACACGAAAGTCCCTGCTTGACCAAATAGGTCCACTAGATGAAATATATTCCCCCGGTGGTGGAGAGGATATTGATTACTCTGTCAAAACTATACAGGCAGGGTATAAGATCGGTGAGGTAACGTCAACACAGTACAGCCCAGAAGCCGGTACAAATGTAGGACAATTTCCAATTTGGCATAGAGATAACCAAACATTTAAACACATTCCTGAATATGGAAGTTACATTGTTAAACGAAATGGTTTAATTAACACAAAAAGATACCATAAAAATATCAAACTTAATTTAGGTGCAGGCGGAATTACCTATCCAGGATACCTATCTGTAGACCTGCATGATCACAGAGCAGCTATTATGATGGATATTACAAAACTTGATTTTGATGATAACTCCGTAAATGAAATTCTGGCAAGCCATGTGTTTGAACACTTAAATCCATATCATAGCATAGAAATACTACAAGAATGGCGAAGAGTTTTAAAACCCGGTGGTAAATTAATTATGGAAATGCCAGATTTAGAAGCTCTCTGCAAGATGTTTGTAACAGCAAGCACTGGAGAACGTTATGGTCTGACCAACGTAATTTATGGATCTGTGAATACAACCGGTGTTGGCGGACCAGATAATATCACCAGTCCACACCTATTTGGGTGGTGGCCTGACAGCATTCGTGAACATTTATGGAATGCAGGATATGTTGACATAAAAACTGGTGCCGAACAAATTCCACACCCACCGCCCAACTTTAGAGTTGAGGCTACTAAGCCATATGACACTGTAATAAACAGAGAAAGTCTTCAAAATCAAGATCCAGCAGCCTATAATGAATTATTCATTGAAAATGGATACGATGTAAAAGATGAAGAGATTAGAAATAATACTGTCATTGATATTGGTGCAAATATTGGAATGTTTTCATTATTAGCAGTTGAGAGAGGTGCGCGTCGTATACTGGCATTTGAAGCCAATTCAGAGATATATCAGAACAATCTGTTAAAGAATGTAAAACAATATCCTCAAATTGAGGCGTACAATTTAGCTGGATATAGTCATGATGATTATAATGTTTTTATATCAAACAAAGGAGCAGAAAGTAAAATTGAAGCTTCTGGGCTACCTGTAAAAACGATAAGACTAGACACTATCCTAGAAAAATATAAAGTTGAAGGTGACAACTTATGTTTAAAATTAGATTGTGAAGGAAGTGAATGGGACATTCTTATGACAACTGACAAACAAGTTATAAGACGATTCGCTCAGATTTACATAGAGGTACATGGAAACTGTAACCATAAAAAAGAATATCAGGATGTAACAATCTTACAGAATTATATCAAAAGTTTAGGATATAAAGTTGAAATATCTGTACCAATAGTTGCTTATACAAATGGTGGACATATGACACCTGTTGGACATTGGGTTGAAAAGTATGCTAGAATTGACTAATAAAAAGGTAAATGATATGAAACCAAGAATATTATGCAGTATTAGTACACGTGGTAGGTATGATACTACATTACCATTAGCATTAAATTCAATAATTCAACAAACAAAGTTGCCAGATCATCTTGTTATTTTTGATGACAATGATGAACCAAAAGACCTACGAGAAATGCAACATTATATGTATCTTTTTCAAATTATGTCCATGAAAAATCTAAGCTGGCAAGTGATTTTTGGACAGAAAAAAGGTCAACATTTTAACCACCAAATAGCCAACACCATGGGGTTTGATTGGGTGTGGAGAATGGACGATGATACAATTGCGGAACCCAACGTCCTAGAGACATTATCATCATACATCAAGCCAAATGTGGGTGGTATCGCAGGTTCTGTATTAACGCCACCATTTGCCAAGGTTGAAAACAGTACTGGAAAGATTGAAAACATACATGAACCTAACATTCAATGGGATTTTATTAAGTCTGTGGTGTCAGTTGACCACTTACATTGTTCATTCCTATATCGCGCAGGAATACACGATTACAACCTTGGTCTGTCAAAGGTTGCACACCGTGAAGAAACATTGTTCACATATGGGTTGAAACAAAAAGGCTATGATATGCTTTTAGTTCCAAATGCAATCACATGGCATTTGAAAAATAATCAAGGCGGTATTAGAACGGGTGAATTGCATAATTTTGAAGCTGATGACCGAATATTTTACCATCATATGATGTATAAAGATAATACAATCGTAGTTCTTGATTGTGGTATGGGAGACCATATCGTTTTTAGTACAATACTACCATATATTAAAAACCCCATAGTGTTCAGCTGTTATCCAGAAATTGTCCCTGGGAAAAGTATTGCAGAAGCCAAGTATATATTTGGAGATATTGATTCTTATAACATTTATAGGAAGATGGACCAATGGAAATGGCGAGACAGCTTAGAAGCAGCATATTGTAAACTTTACGGAGTTAAAAAATGATAATTATAGCCCCCTGGAGCAAAGCACTAAGAAATGGTGGTAATAATCCAAAAAACTACCCATACTGGAAAGAACTAGTAAACCTACTGCCAAAGCCTATTGTTCAAGTTGGCACACCTAATGAGGAACAACTAGTAGATGACATGAGAGTAAATTTAAGTCTGGATAATCTTAAAAACTTGATCCTTGAATGCAAAACATGGATATCTGTTGACACATTTTTCCAACATTTTGCATGGAAAGTTGGAAAAAAAGGTATTGTTTTGTGGGGACCAAGTGACCCTGTCATTTATGGGCATCCAGAAAATATAAATTTACTATTAGACAGAAAACATTTAGTGGAAAATCAATTTATCATGTGGGAACAGCAAACATATGACCCAGAACGATTTGTAAAACCCCAGGTTGTAGTAGATAACTTAAAAAAACTACTTTAAAAACTAAATAAAGGTATGCTTACACACCCTTATATATGTTTAAAATCTAAAGACCAACTGCCGGATGATGTAGTCAAGTGCTGGATCAAATGTTCATTGGAAAACTGTCCAGATGGGACCGTTGTAGCAACTGAAATACCACCAACAAATAAAAATCTACAATTCTATTACAGAAAAATAAACAATTCACATTGTTATATTACATGTTTATCAAGAGATCTAAGCTCAACAGAGGCTGGAAAACTAGCTACCAGCTTTGCGGAAAAACAACCTAATAATACATATGAAGTATCATGGAGTCAAGGCTATCAGGATGATCCAAGACTGCAGACTATTTCAGAAGACCTCCTGGAATACATCGCTATTGAAGCAGCCCGCATGAACCATAATAGGTGGGTACAAACACGTATGGATGAAGGTTGGAGATTCAGCAATAAACATAATGACACTCTAAAAACTAGCCCAATTTGCAGATCATGGGATTCACTCCCAGAAAAGTACAAAAGGTCTGAATTCAACAGAATAAAAACGTTGCTTGAAGTTTTTAATCAATTGAATTTACGATTAGTACGTAAATAGTCACATATTGAGTGGTTTATTATCTATAAACAATACATTGCATTGCAGATAGGTTTAATATATAATATTCATAAATGTTTATCAAGGATATTTCAGTATGAATATTGTAGATCAAAAAACTTTAAGGCTGGCAGTACAAGAGCTTCATGATCAAGCAGAAAAAACCAAAATAGCCCAATCTATGATAGAGGGCACAATAAGTAACTCCTCATGGAAAAATCTCTGCTACCAATTTTTTCTTATTACTCGCACAATTGAAGATAAATGTACAAGTGAATTGCCAGAGTTTTTGAAAAGAAAAAATACTTTTATAGAAGATGTTGTAGAATGTGGCGATTCACCAGTCTATACATGTCAATCAACGTTAAAATATATTGATCATTTAACGTCCACCAAAAATAAAATAACGGGTCACCTATATGCTAACTACCTTGGATGGTTATACGGTGGGCAGATGATTGCCAAGAAAATAAATTTACCACAAACACATTTGAAATTTGAAAATGTCAAACAATGTGTTGAATATATGAGATCAAATATATTGATTAATTTGAATGAGACAGACATTGAAGAAGCAAAGATTGCATTTAAATTTATAATTGATATATACGATGAATTGAATGAATTGCATTGATTTAATAGAAAATATTGCATTTTCGCAGCTGAACATTATTAAGTCCCAAGAAGAAATAAATCCTTTATACACTCCTGACTATGGATGGGAAAATTATAGATTTGAAAGTCCTAAGTTTAGGTTGGCACATATTGAAATATTTAAACAAGAAAAATTTGGGGTTGTTCATTGTTGCATATTCCCACATGCGACAGATCCTGCCCCTATATTTGGATTTGATGTTATAGCAGGGGTTAATAAGGTCACAGGGTTATTCCTGGACCTAAGCCCTACTGTGATGCCTGTTGAGCCTTTCATAAACATTACAGCTAATAGTGAGCGTATAAGACCTGAATGGGGTGATATTTTTAGCGAACACTGGCTTGCTTGCAGACCAAGCTCAGAAGAGCTAATACAAATTGGTGATGAATCACTAAAAATAATGGAAAAGTATTTAAAATCTCTTGGCAACAAGTCAGATCCGTTGCCGATCATACAAGCTCAAAATTACTATTGTTCCCAGCAGCAAAGTAACCCACATACCAGAAAAGCACTGGTTAATTTAATCGGAATTGAAAAAACTGAAGAATTCATGACAAAAATATTATTCCCCAAAATTGACTATTAATATTGCAAAACAATCCTTTGAAAATTATAATACTAATATATCAAACATCGTAACCTAAAAATATCTAATTTATATTTAAAAAATCAAATTATCTTCTTATTTTTATTTGCATCTATCATTAATTTTAACCCATAATCACATATAACTTATAGTAGCTTTGAAATGATAGATTATACTATCTGCGGAAGGGACGGTCACCGTCAGGAACGCATAACTAAATGTGCGCTACACACGACCGGTAAGTATCGGCTGTACCAATGATCTTATATTTAATCACCAGCCCGAGACCGGTATAATGCATCAAGAAGGTAATAGATGCAAAAATTATCGCCTTAAGTTATGCTTAGGAAAAAAGAATCGCTCTGTCCGGTCATGATAACGATCAAGATTATAATTGGTTATCAGAAGCCCATTTATAGTTGCCGCTGTTGGATTTACATCCAAGATATGCATGGCATGCTGGTACAGGACAACCGCCAGCGTTAATATCAATTAACACCATGAAAACTGATCTATGACACATGCCTGTGTTTGAGGTTATAGAAGATCATATCTCTACCCTTTAATGGGGGAGATATGATCTATTTCTCCAGCCTATATAAGAAATAGGTATTATTGACTCATTATTAAAAAGATGATAAAATAATTTAAATAAAATATGAGAAAAAATATGAAAAATCCAGTTGATGTTATCAAAGCACTTGAGAATACTACCAGCAGAACTGAAAAAGAAACCATCATTCAGCATGCATGGGATGATCAAATACTAGAATTCTTTGAAGGATCAATTATAGCTTATGATTCTATGAGAACTTTTGGAATTAAAAAAGTCCCTCTAATAACAGATATAGATGATGAAACTGGAAATTTATCATGGAATGATTTTAAAAAATTAATAGAAAAATTAGAGAATAGAAGTTTAACAGGCAATGATGCACGAGATGCTTTAAGAATAGCAGCAGATAATAGCCAAGTATTAGTATGGAATTATTGGTATCGTAGAATTATTTTAAAAGACCTCAAATGTGGTATCACAGAAGGTACTATAAATAAAGTACTCTTGAAAAATGGAACATCAGCAAAAAAATACATTATCCCTGTATTTTCTTGTCAACTAGCTAAGAATGGAGAAGATTATCCAGCTAAAATTTCAGGTAAAAAATACCTTGATATAAAATTAGATGGAGTAAGATTGATCTCCATTCTGGATAAAGAAAAAAATACTGTAATACAGTACAGCAGAGATGGTAAACAAAATGATAACTTTCCACTTATTGTATCGTCATTAGTTAAGCTATTGCCACTCATTAAAGAAAGTATGGTATTTGATGGTGAAGTTGTCAGTAAGAGCTTTCAGGACCTGATGACACAATTAAATCGTAAAGAAAATGTCAACACATCAGATGCAAAACTTGCATTATTTGACTGTTTACCTCTTAAAGATTTTATGGCGGGTGAATGTTTCCTTACTCAATCAGAGCGTCATAATGCTCTTGTAGAATTCACTGACATTTTACAAAAATATAGTAATAATACAATTTATATCATTCCAAAATTGTTGGTTGATCTTGATACAGAACAAGGTCAGACAAACTATAAAGAGTTTAATAGAGAAGCAATAGAAGCTGGTTATGAGGGTATCATGATTAAAAATCCTAGTTCTACATATAAAACAAAAAGAACTGACTCCTGGCTTAAATTGAAACCGTTTATCACTGTTGACCTGACAATTGTTGATATTGAGCCAGGAAAACCAGACAGTAAATACTCACATACAACTGGTGGAATCGTTTGTTCAGGTACTGATCAAGGTAAGAACATATCTGTAACAGTTGGTAGCGGATTAAGTGAAGAATTGCGTGATCAAATTTGGAAAAATAAAGAAGAGGTAAAAGGTAGAATTGTTGAGATTAAAGGTGATGCACTCACGAAAAGTCAGGATAATGATACGTGGAGCCTTAGATTTCCAGTGTTTATGAAGTTCAGAGGATGGCAACCAGACCAAAAAATTTAAATTAGAAGCTCATGAAAAATCATTTAGCAATCAAGAACTTATCTCACTATTAATGAATAAAACGTGAATCTTTTGCAAAACTCTCTATGAGTTTTTATCTTTTTTCTTGAGATAAATATTCATTTGGAGAATCTAAATGCTTAATATAAAAAGAATAGAAGAAGTATTTCTAGAGTATTATGAAGTTAGGTTTGGAAATTACACAATAACTCCCAATACTGGTGTTATTAATGTTGATGGTGGTGTAGTATTAAGAAAATCAACACCGCTAGGGTATTTACCACCTGTTGTAATTGATAAGGTTACTGGATATTTTTATATTAGGGGTTACAATTTAAACTCACTAAAATATTCTCCAAGAAGAGTAATGGGTACTTTTAATTGCAGAGATAATAATTTAACAGATCTGGAAGGTGGTCCATTATTTGTCGGTGATGATTTTTATTGTGGCGGTAACCCACTAGACTCCTTTCTGGGTCATCCTGAATATATTAAGGGAACATTAAGTTTTACTTTTAATCCCAACCTTAGATGTATGAGAATTATAGATATTAAAGGTATACAAGGATTTGTTGTATACGCAGATCCAGGTCCTATACAAAAAATACTTGAGAAGTATTATAGACCTGACGGAATTAACCCACTTATGAAAGGTGCATGTGCATTAGAATTCCTAAGAAATGGATATAGAAACGCTGCAAAGGAGTAAAAATAATGCTTAATATAAAAAGAATAGAAGAAGTATTTCTAGAGTATTATCAAGTTGAAAATGGAAATTACACAATAACCCCCAATACTGGTGTTATTAATGTTAATGGTAATTTAAATTTAAAAAAATCAACACCGTTAGGGTATTTACCACCTGTTGTAATTGATAAGGTTACTGGATATTTTGATATTAGGGGTAACAGATTAAACTCAATAAAATATTCTCCAAGAAGAGTAATGGGTTATTTTAATTGCTTTGATAATAATTTAATAGATCTGGAAGGTGGTCCATTATTTGTTGGTGGTAATTTTAGTTGTTGGGATAACCCACTAGACTCCTTTCTGGGTCATCCTGAATATATCAAGGGAAAATTAAGTTTTACTTTTAATCCCTACCTTAAATGTATGAGAATTATAGATATTAAAGGTATATCAGGATTTAGGGTATATGATGATCCAGGTCCTATAGAAAAAATACTTGAGAAATATTATAGACCTGACGGAATAAATCCACTTATGAAAGGTGCATGTGCACTGGAATTCCTAAGAAATGGATATAGAAACGCTGCA